TCTGACATCCGGAATTCCGTCCGGCGGGCGGCCCTCTCACTAAGGCCAGACTCTCTGGCCTTAGTGAAGGGCAGCTCCCGGCGGATAGGGGTGCCACCCTTGTCATTCGATGAGGCGATCGTGTCCATCGACCCCCCACCCGGTACTCCACTGCGCTGGGCTCCAGTGCACGTGTGGCGCCGCATGGTCGCGTCCCTCGCCCCTAAGCCGCCCGAGCCAGGGGGCACTGTGTTCTGCCGATCATGGGATGACGTTGGACACGTCGTCGCGGCCCTCGAGGCGCTCGCTCCCCGGTTAGCTGAGGAGGGGGTGTCTCAGGGAGCGGTCGAGGCCGAGCTGGACAATCTCAAGAAGGCTGTGCTCGAGACTGGTACTTCGGGCAACGGGCACATCTCCGCCGAGGGCATCACCAACGACGCCGACGTCCCTCTTTTCGGGGCCGCCCAGTTTGGGCGGTGGCTCAGCGGCTTGCGGGATTTGTCACAGACTGACTGGGACCTCGACCTGTCCGTGGTGAAGAGCACTTCGCACGGATGGCCATCTTTCGTGCCGGGGGCGGACCCTGGTTCGAACATAGATCTACTGGGTCATGCTTGGCTCGCTGGGTGGCTGGCTAGCGTGAACGGGGACATCCACAGTCTCGAGGAGGAGTTCCGGGATAAGGTCGGGTCTCCCGGCGCCCCGTTAGCTGCCATGCTGTTCACCCGATCTGGCCCTCTATCCAAGCCCACGCCCCACTACAGGCTCCCCACCTCGGTCGGGGGTTCTCTGATCCAGATCGGGACGTCGACTGGCGCGTACTGTCGAGAAAGGCAGGTATTCGCGGTCCCCACTTTTGTCAACCTCTACCTCCGAGCCGCCTCCACGCGGGTGAAGGTGGCTCTGCGCCGCGACTACTCTTTCAAGCACGGTGACGCGGAAGCACTGAAGGCGTCCGTAAGTAGGCTGCCTCATCTCACGTTCATATCAGAGGACATATCGGGGTTCGACAGGGCGGTGACGTCCCGTATGCAGGATGATCTTCTGCGTCACGTGTACTCCCACTTCCTCACCCCAGCTGAGCAGACGGCGTACGCTCAGCTCCAGAAGATGGGCGTCATTGCGCCCGCCCTGGATCAGGAAAGCGAGGGGTTCGTCTACACGCGATCGGGCATGACCATCTCCGGGTCCATCTTCACTACCAACGACGGTACCATCATCAATGCTTGCAGCATCGCTGTATCTGTAGCCCACGCGCTCGGCATAAGTCTTGACGACGTGTGGACTCTCAAGGGCTCGAGGTGGGATCTGCTTGTCCTTGGGGATGACTGCGTGATAGGGTTCGACGAGTGGAACCCTATCATCAGGGCGAGGTATCTCGCTTCTCGTCAGCGCACCGGATTCAAGACCGAAGTGTTTGACGGCGTTGTCTTCCTGATGACCGCTCTGAATAGAGAAGCGTCCATCAGCACAGGCATACTGAGTCGGGCTATTTCGAAGACTGTCTTTCGGGAGCATCCAACCCGATCCCTGCACGTCGACCTCTTCGGTCTGTACGCCAGGTGGGCCCGATGCACCCTGCACCCCTTGTTCTCCGATGCCTGGGATCTGGCCATTGCTAGGTCGGCCGCTGGGCGCGAGCTCGGTCTGAGCTCTTTCTCTAGACTGAAGGCCATCGTCGAGCACCCCTCCTTCGTCCGGGTCATGATAGAGGAGGGCAAACAGGCTGGCGTCAAGAGTGCGCTTAGAGACCTTCTGACCGGCATGGGACACGGAGACTTGGTGGACGGGCTTTCTTTGCTCCCCTCCTCCATGGCGTTCATGGGCGGAGAGCTCCGCGAAATGTTTTTGACGAACCGGGCGATGACTGGGAACCTGTTCCCAGACGCGCTCATGACACAGTACGCTCACTCAAAGAGCACGTGGATACCGTACTTCCGTCGCCGAATCGGCGGCGAGGCCGTCTCGAGCATCGCCCGGTCTCTGGGCATGCTGTCACAACCAACCTAAACACAAACCAACCCTTCCAATGTCTCACGAACCTACCGTCGACCCCGTTATCCCGGCCCCAGTTGACCCCTTGCTGCCGGAACCCCCTCCCCCCATGCAAGACCCGCCGCCCACACCCAACGACCCCCCCGCGGCCGAGGCGCCTCTCAGCGAGGAGAGGCTCTCCGAGCTGGCTTCCGTTCTGGGTACCGCAAAGGACTTGCTCTGGGGGGTAGGGGGCCTAGTGGC